TGATACCGGCTATGACCTTGTTGACGGTATAGCGATCATTTCAGTCCAGGGAACGTTAGTCCAGAAGTTAGGGACGCTGCGGCCGTGGTCCGGGATGACCGGTTATGACGGCATCCGGCAGAGTTTCATTACCGCCATAAATGACCCGGAGGGTAAGGGAATTTGCCTCGATATAGATTCCCCTGGCGGTGAGGTAGCCGGTTGTTTTGACCTTGCTGACGAGATTTACGCGGCGCGCGGGGTTAAGCCAATTAGAGCGATCTTATCGGAGTCCGCTTATTCGGCCGCATACGCTATAGCCAGTGCTGCGGACCATATCTCAGTCCCCCGAACCGGTGGTGTGGGCTCGATTGGCGTTATTTTGATGCACGTCGATTGGTCTCAAAAGCTGGAAAAAGACGGGGTGAAAGTAACCATTGTGACCTTTGGTGATCGCAAGGGTGAGACAAGCCCAATGATTCCGCTAAGCGATCAGGCCCGTGACGGCCTACAAGCTGAGATAGATGAAATTGGAGCTTTGTTTGTTAACACCGTGGCCCGTAATCGTGGCATTTCAGCGGATACCGTGCGCAATACACAGGCAGCGGTTTATCTGGCGGCCGAAGGTGTTTCCCTCGGTCTGGCTGATGTAGTGACGCCGCCTGACGCGGCTTTTCGTGATTTTCTTAACTTAATTAAGGATTAACTATGAGTAAGTTCAATTACATGCATTTGTTGGGGATTGGTAAAAAGGCGAAGGTGTCCCGCGCGGAGGAGGAAGAGGACGAAAAAGATGCAGAAGAGGAGGATAACGAAGAGGACGATGTTAATTCCTCCA